GCTGAAAATCATCCTCAGGCTTGTAGAGGATCGATTGCAGACCGGCGAACAGGAATGCATGACCTTTTGCGTACTCGCCGTACCAGGCCAGCTTCGCGCGCACATCCTTTGCTATCGCATCGGTGGCGATCTTTGCGTTGGCCAGGGTGGAATTCACAGCATCATGAGGACTGGCCAGGGTGCGGTTGTTCTTGATTGCTCCCTGGAAGTCGGGCTGCTGGTAGACCAGCCGTATCGGCTTGATCTCGGCTTCGAGGGCGGCAACATTCTCAGCGAATTTCAGCCTGCCTTCGGCTACGATGCCGTTCTTGATCGTTTCCTTCTGGCTCTTCACCAGCTTATCGAGCGTCAGGCGCTTACCGCGCACTTCCTCGCATACTAGATCGATGCGGCGTACGACATCGTCAATATCTGACGCCTGGGCAATGACAGCCTTTTTTGTGACCGCGAGATTCTTCTCAACCTCATCGCAGAACTTCACAGTGGCTTCCGCGTTGGCGAAATCCTCATCACTTTGCAGGTCGGTATTGATGCCGGTCAGGAAACGGGCGGCAGCATGCTCGAAATCAGGGAGATTGCTGGCCAGCACTTCCCCGCGGATTCGTACCGCCGGGGCGGGAAGCTGCATGATGGCGGCAGCCTGGGGCTTATCGGCATGGACTACTGGAACGTACTCGGCGAGGTCACGCTCGAACTGGGACCATCCTTGAACAATGCGTTCGCGCAACTCCAAATTCGGCTCGTACCAGAAATGCTTTGCTTCGATCAGATTCCCCTGATCATCCCAATTGGAGGCCAGGAACAGAACCTTCCCAGCACCAGATACCAAGCACTGTTGCTCCATTTGGACGTGATACATCTGGTCAATGTCGTCGACTGTGGTGGCCGAGCGAATGGAATCGTTCAGGCGCTTGTGCTCATAGACAACATCCTCGAGCATGGTCAGGCGTCAAAACTGGCAGATAGCTTGCCTTCCGTTCCGGTGACCGGATACAGCGATTCACCGATTATTTCTTCCGCCAGCGAGCGGGCTAGCGCTTCAAAACGGTGCCCTTCATCAAATCGGCGCTGAGTTGCCGAGTCGACATCGGGAGCAATCCCCGTGTGCTTCTCGTGCAGAAGTTCAGCACGGGTCTTGTACTTCGATACCCCCATCATCGCCGGGGCGTCGCTGGCGTTCCAATAATTGGAGCGGTGTGCATGCCACTCAGGTGAGCCTTGCTGCAGATCGTGGGTTTGCATGGCTATTCCGCTCCCTTCGCAGGAGTCCATGAGGCGATCTCGACCTTCTGATCTTCGCTCAGCGTTTCCTTGGTCTGGATCGTTGCAATAAGGGCATTGGCGGTTTTTTTGCCAGACTCGATGACGGCTTTCCATCCTGCCTTCTGCTTGTCAAAGCTCTCCGACGTGCAAGTCGGTTTGGTGGCGCCGCCAGTATTGCCAGATCCACCCGATCCTTCCTGCTCGGCCTTATTGTCCATGACCGACTTCCATGTAGCCTCGCCGTCCTTGATTGCCCCGTAGATCCCACGGAGAGTTACGAGCTGGGCGGGCGAGCACCTTCCAAGGTCGTGACCTAGGTAACTGGTGAGATCGGTAGCGGTAACGCCAATTGCGGCGAACGCATCCACAATCCGCCGGCGCTCTGCATCCGGGTCCTTGGCCGCGTCGTCCAGGCGAATACGCTTGATGATTTCCTCTGCCTCGTCGCACAAGTCGCCGGGAATGATGCGCAGCCCGATAGTGCGGATGGCCTTTGAGATCAGTGCCCCGCGCTTGTTAAGCAGGTCGTCGTCGGTCCCGAGGATGGTGTAGGTGTCCTTGCCATAGCTGTTCTTGCGCACACTGATGTAGGAGCCATCGCTGTTCGGCTTTGCGCGCTCGACCGTCTTGGAAACCCGCACATCAAGCGGATAGGTGATATTCGCTTCGAGGTCGGTGACGGAAACGCGATGCACTTCCTTGACCTCATCCTCGAAAATCATAGTTGTCTCGACTAGGACATTCTTCATGCAGCGCAGCGCGACTTCGACGAAGCGGATACCAAGGCCCTCCACACCGTTTCCAATCGGCTTGATGTAATAGGCGCTCTTGTTGTTGGCGAAAGAGGGGCGACGACATTCCTTGATGAGATCCAGGCGAACCTGATCCCAATTGCGTGGGTTGCGCATCGCCATGATGTAGCGGGACTCAACCATTGCCTTCGATTGCGCGGCAATAGCGGTTGAAGCGGTTTCCTGAACCTGCAAGGTGTGATGGGTTTCGCTGAAACCCTCGCGGGTTGCGATTGCTGTAGTCATACTGTTCTCCTTATTGTTTGTTTTCTTTCTGCGGCAAATAAGCAGTCACGGTGACACGGCTGCCATCGAGCCCAACGAACACGATTTCCTGGCATTTCATGTCCGGCCCGATCCCTGATGCTTTTCCCACGATTACTTTTTCGATTTCATGCAGCGCTATTGAGGAATTCATGATGCAACCGCCGTTTCGCGCTCTTCCTTTTCTTCTATCGCCGCCCATGCTTCCCTTATAAAAGCGCTAAGACGGGCCTCTACGATTTCATCTCGAACCACGATATCTATAATTCCGTAGCCGTCCTGCACGTCAATTCGTAGGATTTTCATGAGTTGCATTCCTCCCATTTCGCCGCGGCCAAACACGCGGATTCGCGCAGCGTTTTCCCGCTTGTGTCATCCATTCCATAGCATTGAATTACAAATCGTCCTGGCAGCATTGAGCAGGCTGATTCGTACCTGTAACCTGTGCAATACTCGCCCAGAAAGTCCAGAATTTCTGTGTCGGTGAGATTGAGCGGGACAGGGCGCTTCTCGACAAGCTCGAACCGTTTGTTCTCGGCAATTACAAGCTCGTCGGAACGCTCGCCGACTCTTCCGTCATACCATTGCAACAGTTCTGCTGGATAGGTCATGATGCCTCCGGGTATTTTTTGAGCAGCTTTTTGATGCGCTCGGACCGAGATGACGAATATCCTTTTTCGAAAAATTCACGCAGCGTCACCACCAGCTCATCCCGCTCTTTAACCAGATCATCATGCTCATTCCAGCACCTTTCCATGCGCAGAGCGTTTGCCTCGTTTACCTCAGGGGAGTTATTTGCGGCATGTAGGTCTGCAAAATGAAACCCCTCTTCGTCATGGAGGAAACATGGAAATGTTGGATCAATGTATATCTTCCCTTCCGTATGCTTACTCATGATTCGCTATCCTCGTAAAAGAGTTCTACGACGCGGAAAGGTCCTCTTGCAGACCACTCTCCGGTATGCTCGGTCATAGCTTTCTGAAATGAATTAGCGCCAGATTCAGACATAATTATTTCCGATTCAGCATTTCCATCCTTATCTACTATCCCGAACCCATACGGCTTGCGGGTAGAGAGAGCGGCTTGCCAACCTTCCCAGGCGGCATGCTTCATAAGGGGCACGTCAAACTCATTTGCATATCCCATTCTCTTCGCCCACTTCTCAAACCTTTCGCGCTCACCCATCGCCATGCCCCGCATGAAATATCGGTCCCACGATCAGGCCGATCAGAATCCAGCAAATGAAATAGAGCAGTTCCATGTCGCCTCCTGTTATTGTTCTTTGCCTGTCTTTCCAGGCTGCCAGCTTTCTCAAGGCATCGAAGCTTCCAGTCTTCTTTTGCTGCTACGGCCTGTTTAGCGTCGGCGCGACGACGGAGAGTGGTGCCGATTACTCTTCGGAAGCGTTGTCCTCGTGATATTCCATCCATCCCTTGATCCACTCTGCCACTAGAGCAGCGCGCATGATCGGGCAGTTTTGCTTGCCCATCCCATCGGCTGCAGCCTCGTACCCGGCATCAAATGCTTCCTTCAATTCCTTTGCAGAAGGGGGAACATCGTCGGGAGAAGGAAGACCAAGAACTTCTCCGTCGACAGTCTTTTCCATTCCGCCGCCGTCGTTATCTTGGTACTCGCGCCCCAGGTCCATTGCGCGCTGGTCTGCTTCTCCTTGCACCTTATCCATACCATCGAGATGTGCCGCGGCAGCGGCAACAACCACAAGCACCGCGCTGCCGGTCGAGTCATACAGCTCCGATAGATTCTCGGCCTTGCTGTTGAACTCGATCACCGCCTTGACGCCATCCTTGATGGTTATCTGAGCGAGATCGCCGACCACTACCGTGCGGCCTTCGCTGGCGAGAAGATGCACGGCCATGCGCACGTTGGTTTCTACGCAGTGGCGCAAGCGGTCAATGACAAAATCCTGCTTTTCCTTGGATAGCTTCGGCCAGGGGTCTTGGAGAAGCTTTATCTCCGTGACCAAGGCCTGGAGGATGTTCTTGCCAATGCTCCCAGCAGTCATGGCGCGGAAATCTGGTTGCGGTGCGTTCATCGTTTCTCCTTTTAGTTAGATGAGATAGATTCTCATTCGTCTATATAAGTGAGGCTTTGTCATTGGGGCCTCATCTCCCATCGTAGTACCCCTTTTCCACCCGCTTCGGCGGGTGTTTTCTTTCAGTACCCGAACGGGTGGTACAGCGGCCGGTTGTTCCTCATCTGCATGTTCTGCTGTTGAATCATCCGTTCCATGTCCTGGTGGCGCTGCTGCTGGTACATCTGCTCCTGAAGCTGCTGGCGCTGCATTTCCTGCTGCATCTGCTGCTGGTACAGCATCTCGTTCGTGCGCTCCTGGATCGATGGGTCAAAGTGACCCGGATACTGCCCCCATGCCGCGACGGCGAAGGCGTAAATCAGTACTGCTGCGATCAATCTCTCTTTCATGGTTGTCTCCTGAGTCTTGCTCCGCTGCGGATCGACTTATGCGCGAGCCCTTCTTTTGTTCGGCGCTTGGGTAAGCGTGTAGCCACTATAAACAAGCTGTTTAGCATTGTCAAACAAAATGTTTAGTTTTTTGGTACAATTTGGGTACGCTGGAAAATCGGAAGGGATTAAAGGAAACGCAGAAGGGACCTGAAATATCAACGTCACGCACTGCAAAACATGACTGATATCAAAGACAAGAAAGCGACGTTACGCAAACGTAACGACCTAAGTAAGTAACGGTCGCGTTACAATACAAATACTGGCAGGTTTACACGGGAGGACAGTGATGGCAGGTTTACACGGGAGGACAGTGATGCGCGATAGGGATGTACGAG